ACACGCGACGCTCCGGAGCACGCTGTACACGATAGATGATTATAGCATCTTCTAAGAGTTCTTTTTGTTTGAAAATCTTAAACACAGACTCTAGAATACTATTACCAAAAGGCCAGTTAACGTCTAGGCCTTCAGTAAGGCTGATGTGTACCACGTGTTCTGCATCGATGGGAGCTTCATTTTGTGCATGGCTAAATCGTGTGCCACCGCTGTAAGGCGCATTTGGTTGTACATAACTACCACTAGGACCACCTACCTGTGGATGATTGATGTAGGTATCGCTGGCACTGACACTGGTTGCTGTGAGATTTTTAAAATTTACATTGATATCTTTGATCAGATATTGTTCTGGTTCTTTGCCTTCTGCTTCATTTACTATGACCTTAACTATCTTGTACATCTCTGTCCAGTACAGTTCAAATGTTTCCGGATCACGCAGGAATACCTGATCACCGTATTTGATCACATTACGGAATAGTTTGAATAGGCGTTTGTTTAATTTATTGAGATTACACCATTGATTCAGCTGATCTTTCAGTATCTTGATTTCGTTGTCTGTGGGCTTAGACTTGAAAAACAGGTCAAATCCCGTGCCGTTTTCGTTGTTGGTTTGTGTGCAGAAATCTGCTATAATATCTAGGGCCGCATTGATCTCTGAATCCATGTCCATCTGTTCGTATTGATTGTAGCGTTCTGTACGATTTGGATGCCCGATATAGACTTCTGGTAGCTTGCTGGCAAAGTTTCGATATCCTGGATCTACTGATGCACCGCTGTTGCCCAAAGGGCTCATGAGACCACTGGTCGTTGGACTAGCGGCTTTGAAATACTTTTTCCATCCTGGCATAGTGGGGATCTCTATTGTTTAGAGTATTTATCAGCCTAAACAGTGTTCATAGCGATTTGTGATGCTATGCTGTTGTTATTCTGCATGGCTCGGAGTATTTCGGCTAGGATGCCGCTTTGATTATTAACTGCGGCTGTGATGCTACTGCTGTCCAAACTTACAGGAATACTACGATTATCTGGTAATGGCACTACTGCTTCTGTGCCGTGTAGGGTTTCAGAATATCCGCTGACAGGTCCAGTGCTGATACCTCCTATTGCCATCCCCATCATATTTTGCTGTTTAGTAAAATCTGCCTCTGATAGGGGTGGAAGTCCTTGTTTTTCCCTCATAATATCATTGATAGTTTTCTTATCTTGTATTATTTCTTGGGGAGTCTGGCGGCCGGATGCTCTGCGCATATCCTGTTCCGTGGCTGTCGAAACAGGTTTACCATAGATAGATTCAATCATTTTTTGTAGACCAGCTAGCATTACACCAGTCTGTTTTGCATACTCACTTAACAATGGTAATAGCGTAGATTCTAGTGCTACTGATAATTTTTGAGCGGCGGTGCTGGCTTTTATGAATCCCTCGGTTAGTTTATCGCGAGGTTTTTTAGCGCCTTCTATGTCTGAGATAAGTTCTGCTACTCCTTTATCAGTTATCCTTTGTGCTCTTTGGAAAGAAAACAATCTATCCTGTGCTACAGCAGTGATTGCTGCATCACCTGCTTTCATTCCTGCTATATTGATTGCTTGATTTTTTTTGAATTCTTCTATGTTGGCCCGTGCAAATTTGCCCTGTATTTCTGCCACACTTCTAACATCCATTGATCCTGACAGGAATTTCAGGTAGATTTCTTTACCTTGTTCTGCTGCTTCACGATTACTAGCTTCCATCATAGCAGCTTCTTGATCAATCACTGCACCATTAAATACCACACGATCACGGAATGCTTTCTTTTCAAGTTCAGACATGGTAGCCATAGCTGCATTGATCTGAGCGGCTTGCGCTGGACCCATTTCGGCCAATTTTGCTTGGAAGGCTGCTATGTTATTCTGTTCTTGTACCTGTTGTATTTTGGCCTTGGCATCTTCACCAGTGAGTGCAGATATCAATCTTAGACTTTCTGCATACTTCTGTGTTTCTCTCGCTAGCGTAGCGGTGTCAAAACTCTGCCCTGTACGTCTGATATTGGCCATCACTGTGGCTGTGAGTTCTGCTTGTTCTTCAAATCCGAAACCTAGACGTTGTAGTTGCTTGCGGATATATCCGCCATTGGCGTCAAATATCTTACCAACTTGCCCGACTCTGCGAGCACCTTCAGCAACACCCATACCAGAAAATGCTAGATCACTAGACTGCTTGCTGATCACATTACTAAATTGTTGTAGTGTAAGTCCTGCTCCTACGCTGGCTTCTCGCATGCCTGTCATGCCTTGTGCAAATACAGCACCTGCGGCATTGGTAGCATTAAATGCCTTTTCGGTTTTAGCTAGTTCTTTGACTAGAATTTCGTTAGCAAATTTAAGTGCTTTTTCTCCAGCTTCACCTGCAAATGATAGTGCAGATCCTGCTAATGCTGCTAAATCTGCAAGGATAGGAGTCCTTGACTTCATAGCAAAACTTGATAAACTTTGACCTAAAAATCTTACTCCGCTAGCAGTAGCTTCGATAGCACTGTTCATTATGTCAGATGATAGTTCCGTACCGCTAGCACCAGCTTGGAGGCCTTTAACTAGTTTGCCTGTAGTTTGTGTCAGATTATTAGTAAGTTCTATACCAAACTGCTCTGCGGATTCTTTCATGCGCTGAGCAGCAGCTTCTCTGACTAACTGTAGGCGTTGTTCTTGTAGTTCTTCTAGTTTTTTATTTTTTTCTGCGTCTTTGGCTTGATCTGATAGTTCTTCTATGGCGTCGTTCAGTTGTTCTAAAGCACGCAGTTGATCGGTATAGCCAGCACGACCTTTCTTGATCTCTTTGTTTAATTCGTCGAGAGATTTCTTAAAAGCGTCAGCACCTTTCCTGGCCGCATCACCAAAAGATTTTAAACTAGCGATGGTAATACCAAATCTAGCTTCTAATTTTTCAAGTTCTTCATTGAACCGACGTACTATGTCTGGATCTAGGTCTGCCATATGTTTTTTAAACCTGTGTTTTCAGCACCATAAATATATAGTATACGGTACTACTCTATTATTTATAGGATTTCAAACCATGGATCAACTTACACCAGCAATCGCGTCAGCTAACCCCCTAGCCAAGCATTTCCGCCAGCCCAGCATCTATTTTAAACTGCCCAGCGGTGGACAATACTGGCCCAAAGGCTCACTAGACCTACCACCCAACGGTGAAATTGGCGTGATGAGCATGACTACCAAAGATGAGATCACGCTGAAAACCCCAGATGCCCTGCTGAATGGGCAAGGTGTGGTCGATGTCATACATAGCTGTTGTCCTGCTGTCAAAGACGCATGGAAGATGCCCAGCATAGACGTTGATGCTGCGCTTATAGCCATACGTATTGCCAGCTATGGTAATCAGATGGATTTCAGTGCAAAATGTCCGCATTGTACACAGACTAATGAGTATGCTATCGATCTAGGCAAGACCTTGACCAGCATCACGCCCCCAGATTATACTATTCCCTTACTAGTTGATGGTCTCAAGATACGTGTGTATCCGCAACCATATTTTAGCATGAACAAGACCAATATGATCGCATTTGAAGAACAGCAGATCATGCGTAGCCTAGCAGGCTTAGAAGACAATCCCGAAGAAGCCAAGGCTAAATTTGATCTGCACATAGCCAAGGTTATAGAATTAAACATAGCCCTGTTGGCTAACAGTACCAAATCGATCGAAACAGCGTCGGGTGATTTGGTCACAGACTCCGATCATATCACGGAATTCTACAACAATGCAGACAATAGGATCATTAAGAAAGTACAGGGGTATCTAGCAGAGCTAAATGAAAAAGCTGCTATCAAACCTGTTGATGTTAATTGTCTAAATGCCGAGTGTGGAAAAGAATTCCCTGTCAACATAACCTTTGACTACGCGAGTTTTTTCGCTTAAGGCTCTTAACGTTAGATAACGACGCGGTCGAGGCCTTGATAGAAGGCTACGAAAAAGAGGTAAGAGCCTATAGAGATGATGCGTTAAGGATGGCCTGGTACATGCGGGGTAGCCTTAGCTACGAAGATGCTATGCTGCTAACCTTTACGGATCGCGAGCTCGTCAACAAGATAATCAAAGACAATATAGAAACCACAGAAAAGACCAAACTGCCTTTCTTCTAAGCTATAAGTATCTCTTTTTGCTAATCATTAAATGCTTTTATTTCACTGATCATATGACTCTAAATAATATACCCATTGCGTGAGCAGTGTTGGTTTTATAGGAGTCCAGATAATGGAAATCTTAGCAACAGTAAAGAAATGGTCAGGTGCAATCGCTGACACAGCAGTAAGTGTACTAGCACTACTAATCGTATTAGAAGTGTTACTCAAAGGCGCAGCATTACCTTTCTTACCAGCAGTAGACGTTATTGGTAACGTTACATCTATCGTTAAAACATTAGGCGGTGAAGGTGTTGTTGGTTTAGTGGCAGTATGGGTACTGTATTCTATTTGGAAGAACAAATAAGTTCTTTTTGGTAAGACGCAAAGCGTGAGTATTCATTTATTCACGCTTTTTTATTGATTCCGTTTTAAGATGTCTGCGACATCTGCATTTTCGCTCGCGCTCAATGCTTTTCCTTCTATCCTATAAACTTTGTATTAATCTAAGCCTTGCTGTATCATCCAGATTCAAGCCACAATTTACCTATCCGAGGCAAATTGCAACTTGCTGCATCATCCGAGTACAGCGCCACACTAACTAAAAGAGATTGAGATCATACTCACGGAGGCGGTCAGCCTGTACCCCCTACTCTAGATTTTTCTGGCGGTAGTTCAAACAGCCGTAGTTAGCCAACTGTTATATTACTCTCGGGTCGGTTTGTTTCGGAGCCCGAATCTTTTGGTTTTTACACCTAATTGATTGCCGTGCCGTCATGTGCTTAGTCTTGTCTAAGCGTTCCACCAGCGGCCATTATGCGAGCTGGATCTCCTCATGACACAGTTTACACTGCGATATTGGCTATTTTGTAAATTTTACGTCTTTAACGGAATTCTTACCTAATTTAATCTGTATGATGCCATTGTAGTTGTTTTCACGCAACAGCACACCTTCAGTAAATTGATAATAGGCTTCCATGTAGTTGGTTTCGCCACGTGATTTGCATAAGTGTATGATTTCGCGTGTGAACTTATCCCGGCCTAGTTCGTTGATGTCTTCTTGTAATCTAGGACTACTGCCCCAGTATTCTTTCCAATCAGTCTCAACGGTTTCCCTGCGCTTGTTTTTCTTGCCTTTTAGAGGTGGTCTCTTCTTGACTGTAGTAAAATATTTGCGGCCAACGTAATCGTGACCATTTGTGGTATTAGTTATTCTGTAGATAAAGCCATAGTTGTCTTGGATATCCTCAGATTCAAAAGCCGTACCGTTATAAATCCAAGGATATTCATATGACATAGTGTTACTTATTTAGCTGCCTTGGCTGCGTTTTTCTTTTCTTGGATTTCAGCACGGCGAGCTTTTGATAATTTGCCTAGATCGCCTAAAGCACCACGAGCACGTGTGCCTGCTGCGCCTACACCTTTGCCTTCAAACTTTTCATTTTCTGCTAGGTATGCTTCATATGATGCTACGATCTGTTCATGTGTTGTTGCCATTTTCGTTTCCTTTTGAAAAAATTATACTGCTAGTCTTGCCTGTTTACGAGCTATCTCTCTTGAGATTTTTGCCTTGTCTTTGTTACGTTGTGTTTTGTCTATTAACGCTGTTAATTGTGTTAGATTTAAAGGCCTTAGTCTTGGTTTGCCACTTTTATATTGCATGGGATTGTTATGTCTACGACTTGGGTGAACTCTTGCTGATGGTCCTGCCATTTTAATTTTTCCTTGTTGGATTAACTTATATATTTAAAATAAAACTTTTTTACCTTAATCTTGAAATTCTATTGATCTTTGCCATTGATTAGTAAAACTAGTTCCTATTTCATTTTTAGTACAATTATCAGCACATATTTTATTTGGTTGATTAGTATTCCATGAATCTCTTATACTAGAAAATTTATCTAATGTAGCTGATGGTAAATGCCCTAACCAACAGCAGGGATGAATAATACCCTTGCTTGATATATAGAGACTGTGATCATCTAACGCTTGGCAATGGATGTTGCCTTTGTTTACGATCGGATCAATCCAAGTTTTTGGTGGATTTAAAAAATTTACCGGACGACTATTAAATCGTTTGCTAACTTTGGCCCTAAACCACTTAAATCCCATATTTTTTGCAAGCATTTCTGCCTGATTAACCTGATGTTCATTATAGTCAAATACTAACATTTCCCAATGCGCTCGACCACCTGCAGATATAAATGCCTGGGCGTTAGCCATGACTTTATCCCATTCAACATTTATTCTATAAATGTGATTAGTATCAGATAGTCCGTCAATGCTGAATACCACGTATTCTTGTGGATATTGATTAGGTTGATACATAATCTCTGCTAATTCTTGCCACCAAGCAATATTACGTAATCCACCATTGGTATTCATACCTAGGGTTATTGTAGGATTCACAGACCTAAAATATCGGTAAATGTCTAAGGTATGTTTACCAGCGGCAGGATCGCCGTAGTCTCCACACATGTACATTTTATCTAGATTGCGAATATTATCTTCACCAACGATATTTCGTATTTGTTCCACAGTTAAATGATGTAGATCATTTTTGTCAAATGTGGGATCAGTCTCTCTTGAACATTGAGGACAGGCGGCATTACAAGCATCAGTAGGCTCTAAATGTAAAATTTGAATTTTTTGATCATTTAATAACATCAATTATCAAAATTTAAATTAACAGATGTGACTATTTCTTCAATGCAAGAATTAGAATTTAAAGTCAAAATCATTGCGATTTGATCGCAAACACTAGCACAATCAACCC